TACATGCTATGGTTGTTGGCGTTACATCAATGCCAAACAGGTGTCTTAGCTTTCAGGTTATCTTCACTGGTAGTGAAGCTGAAGGTGAAGAAGAGGACACAGTACACGGTGGAGCAATGTGGGCTAGAATGCCCATAACCGCGTTAGTTGCCGACATTCCCTTAGATGAATGGCCTGAACCAATGGAAACTTATGATGCACAGCCTTGGGATTGTGCTTCGTATAATCATGCAGTTTATGTAATAGATCGTGCTACCCCATGCCCTTGGTTGGCAAAGGTAGATGGTCAAATGCATCCTGCAAAGTATCTTTTTACAGTTGATTACGCAGAGAGCGAGATAGCAGACGATCCTGCACAACACAAACAAAGTCACGTTTTACAACTACTGGACGCGGGAGAGTGGACAGGTAATATCGTAGCTTTACCAAATAACAGAGTAAGAGTAACGCATCCTGCATGGTTTGCTGCGGGAGAGGGTGCGCCTGACTTTAAACCTTCACAACATATACACTATTCAAAAAGTGATTTAGACTATACACTAGATGTCAATCGTATTTTTGATAATCTTTATAACGAGGACTAAAAATGGCTATATCAGGATCAGCAGACTTTGAATTAGATGTAGCTGAATATGTAGAAGAAGCTTTTGAGCGTTGTGGCTTAGAAGCTCGTACTGGCTACGACCTGAAAACAGCCAAAAGATCTCTTAATCTGATGCTTGCTGATTGGGCAAATCGTGGACTTAATCAGTGGACTATAAAGCAAAGAACACAGGCATTAACAACTTCTGATGGTCAATATGACATGCTAACAGACGTTATTGATGTTCTTTCTGTTGTTGTAAGAAGAAGCGGCACAGACTTTACAATGGATAGGATTAGCAGGGATACATACCTTGCTATTCCTACAAAAACCACTACTGGAAGGCCAACTCAGTTCTTTTTAGACAGGCAATTAACACCAAATTTAAAGATATGGCCTGTACCAGAAAATAATACAGATATTTTAATCTATGATTGTTTGACTAGAATAGATGATGCTGATGCTCAAGTTAATACAATGGACATACCGTTTAGGTTTTATCCATGTTTATCAGCAGGTTTAGCCTACTATATTGCTTTAAAACGTGCTCCAGAACGTGTGCAGATGTTAAAAGCGGTTTATGAAGAAGAAATGAGAAGAGCGATTGATGAAGATAGAGATCGTGCTTCTTTTCAAATTACACCAAGTTTAGGAAACTATCGTATTGTCTAAATTTGCAATAGGAAAACATGCTTATGGCATATCAGACCGATCTGGGTTCAGATATCGGTTAAAAGATATGCGTAAAGAATGGAATGGTTTGCTTGTAGGAAGGGATGAATGGGAAGAAAAACATCCTCAATTACAGCCACTTAGAGCCGTTCCTGATCCCCAAGCACTAAAAAACCCTAGACCAGAGCAAAATTTAACTGAACAAAGAGAAATACAATACGGCTATGATCCTGTTGGTTTTAGAGACATACTAGGAATTACTCCTAGAAATAATCTGACTGCTCTTGGGGAAATTGGCACAGTTACAATAACTACGTCAGACTCTGGTAATGATGATATAACCCCATCTGGAGTTAGTGCTAATGCTCTTATAGGGACTGTTACAGTTAATCCTAGTGTAACAGCACCAAGCTTTGATAGCACAACAACAACCTTAGACTCTACTACAGACACATTTGACGAGGGATAGAACATGGCTTTACAAAGTGTAGGAATAGGAAGCAGCGCAAACGATGGGAACGGTGACACCCTTCGCGCAGGTGCAACCAAGATAAACGCAAACTTTACGGAGATATATGCGGCACTTGGAAACGGCTCAACTTTAACTGATATTATAGATACCAATGGCGTTATAGATGTAAGCTCTGGCGCAAATAAAATTGTATTTTATTACAGTGCTTTAAGCGACCTGCCAAGTGCATCGACATACCACGGCGCTGTAGCCCATGTCCATGCGACTGGGGGCTTATATTTTGCACACGGTGGAGTGTGGATTCGAGTTAATGATGAAACAACTGGCTCTGTAACTAAATACACCACGGGAACAAATGGATCATCTGCCTATACGTTTACTGGGCCTGGTGCTACGTCTGGAGACAATCCAAACTTTACTTTTTACAAAGGGCATACTTACTTAATTGATAATACTTCAAACGTAGGGAGCCATCCTTTGCAGATAAGGACATCTAATGGTGGCTCTGCTTTCACTACAGGTGTTACAGACAACTACAATTCAACAACAGGACTGACACAATTCATTGTGCCTCACGAACCCTCCGATACATCTTTGGTGTATCAATGCACAAGTCACAGTAGTATGGTAGGGAATATAACTATTGTTTAACGTCACAACTTTAAGGAGACTAAAATGGCTATGAAGAAAAAAGGTTACGCCAAAGGTGGCGCAATGAAAAAGAAAGGCTACGCAAAAGGCGGAGCCATGAAGAAAAAACCTGTTGCTATGAGCAAAGGAAGTAAGCTTAAAATGGTAGAGAAGGGCGGAAAGAAAGTCCCATTCTTTGCTGCTGATGGTGTAGGCAAGATGCAAGCGGGTGGAGCTTTGAAGCCTAGGAAAAGACCTGCGTCAGTTGTAAAGCCAAAAGCAAGACCAGGCTCCGAAAATAAAATTGATAAAGAAACTTTAGTAGGTAACATGACTAAGGCTCAGGTTGAGAAAGCAATTTCTAGAGGAAAAAATCCTAGTAAAAGCAATAAGAATTTTATGGCAGGCCCAAAATCAAATAGGTCTACTGATAAAGATATGGCTGTAAGTAAACAGGCAGCAGAATCTAAAAAAGCTCCTGTCAGAAAAAAAGGTGATAGAGCAGGGGTTACTTCTAAAAAATCAAAAGCCACTAAGAAAGTAGGTAAGGCTATTTTAAAAGTGGCGAGACTTTTAAGCCCTATAACAGGCACAGCAATAGCAGGTGCTGCTGCTAAAAAAGCTACTAAGAAAATGGGCGGTGGCATGATGAAGAAAAAAGGCATGGCTAAAGGTGGGGTTGTTAAAAAAGGTTTAGGTGGAACCGTACAGAAAAAAACACCAAAACCTGCTGCAAACTTTAAAGAAGTAGGAAAATATATTCCTAAACATTCTCAGAATCCTGTTGATAAAAGACCCGCAGGCAAAGTATTTGTACCTGCGACAAAGGCTCAATTAGAAAAGATACGTGCAGATAAACGTAGAGCGGAAAGAAAAAAATCAGGTCAGCTTGATCAAGCTAAAAAGAAAGCAAAGAAGACAGCAGTTAAAGCAATGGGCGGTGGCATGATGATGAAGAAGAAAGGTTACGCCAAGGGTGGAGTTGTTAAAAAGATGCGAGGCGGCATGATGATGAAGAAGAAGGGTTATGCTAAAGGAGGAAGCGTTGCTCGTGGCAGCGGTGCAGCCAGACCACAAAGATTTAGACGTAACGGATAAAGTTCAATTGAACTAATGGCATACCTTCAAAGCAACATACCACATTTTAAGTGTTGGGTTCGTCGTGAATACACATGTAACCATGAGCGTTATCACGGCGAGTTCCTTCATGCTATGGCTATTGCTGTAACTACTATGCCTAATAGATGTCTAAGCTTTCAGGTTATATTCACAGGATCTGAGGCTGATGAAGAAGGTGGAGAGAATGTGCATGGTGGTGCAATGTGGGCTAGGATGCCAATCACTGCTTTAGTAGCTGACGAACCACTTGAAGAATGGCCTGAACCTATGGCGGTACATGACGCACAGCCTTGGGACTGTCCATCTCATACTCATGCAGTATACAAGCTTGACAGGGCAACTCCATGCCCTTGGATGGCTAAGATAGGCGGAGAAATGTTTGCAGCAAATTATCTGTTCACTGTAGACTACACCGATACTGATGTTGCAGATGACCCCGCTCAACACAAACAGGCTCATGTACTACAGCTTCTTGATGCGGGAGAATGGACTGGAAACGTAGTGGCACTCCCTAATAATCGTGTAAGGGTAACGCACCCTGCTTGGTTTGAGACTGGAAAAGGT